TCCAGTTGCGCTTACATAACCTGCTGTGCTTACATTGCCAACTGTAGCTGTTCCAACAACACTTAGAGTTGATCCAATTTGTCCTGATCCAGTGACTTCTAATGTTCCAATATTTCCAATACCAGCAGTAGTTACGTTGGCTCCAGTAATGTTACCTGAAGCACTTACAATACCAGTGTTTACATTGCCGCTTGTGACATTGCCGGTAACACTCCAATATCCAGTGACTGTGCCACCAGCAGGATCAAAAACAACAACGTTTGCGGTGCCGCCTGGGTTGACTGTGATGTTGGCATTGGCCAGAGTTTGTACACTGGAATTACCGTTGCTGATCAAGGTGGTGTCAATACCGCTTAAGAATCTTCCGTTACCAATAAAGTAGTTGCCAGTGACATTACCTGTGGCGCTGACTTGGCCAACAGTGGTTAAATTGCCGCCCTGGACATTGCCAGTGGCACTAACTACACCAGATGTTGTAACATTACCGGCTGCAATATTACCTGTTAGCGTAAACGTTTGATTACTGGCAATAACTTTGACTGTGCCACCAGCATCCTTGTAGAACAAATTACCATCTGAGTAGTTAATGGCCAGTTCACCAAAGCTGACATTGGCAGCATTGGGTATCGAGCCTGGTGTACCAGAACGTTTAATTAGAATTGTATTTGACATTTTTTTATTTCCTCAACCCCTAGGGTTAAAAATCTCCACCGTGTACTACTTGGTTATCGTTGATGACTTTAACCCAACCGGTCCACACCCCGTTAAAATAATTGCGGTTCCACTGGATCATTACATCCCCTGTGGTAACCGCACCTGGATAAAATACCTGGCTTGCGCTGGTATTTGTACTGTTTGTTACTTCTAGGAGTCCCACATAGACTTGACTATCAAGAGGAGCACCTGTAGTACCGCTCCAACTTGTTCTATTTACCGTATAAACACCCATTTTGAGATTGGTGTCCCAGTTGTTGGGATCGCCGCCGTGGTCAACCAGTGTGCTGGTCAGTCCGACTCCGTTACCGTTGAGATAAACTCCGTTGATATTGCCAGCGACACTTAGTACGTTTGTTGTTTTGTTATAGGTAAAATCAGCTTCTGCACCAACTTGACTGTTATCGTTGAACAGTACTTCGGTATTGACACCAGGTGCTGATAAGTTGCCTGCAATATTTCCAACAAAAAGATTGGCTGTGATTACATTGGCGCTGACATTGCCAGCAATGTTAACTCCAGTTTGCGTAAAAACCACAGTGTTGGCAACGTTGCCCACGGTGACTGCAATATTACCACTATTGTATGCAAAAATTCCACTGGTGCCATTGGCAATCTCGTCTGAACTTTCGGCGACTACTCCAGTGAGCTGCCTACCGTTACCAAGAAAATATTGTGCTGCGACATTACCAGTACTAGTAATGTTCCCTACAAATATATTATCAAAGACAACCGGGCCATCTGCTACAATGCCCCCAGTTCCTACATAAATTGTATTCCAACGGTTAGACGGGTTTCCTAAATCGTATACGTCATCAAATCCAGGAACAACATGGCTGTTGGCTTGTACGTTACCAATACCACTAGGAGCCAGTATTAAATCACTGTTCAACACTGTTGTAGCAATGGTATTGTTGACAATTACCACATTGCTAGTAACGGGGCCAGCATTATACACTTCCGTGAACATACTGTTGACATCTGCAAACGCCTGTCGTAAAGTACTACCAGTTCCGTCGTTAGCTACATTGCCTGTATCGATAATGATCTGTGACATATTTTTGAATCTCTGGTGTATTTACCAAAAACAAAAATATTAAAAATACCGTCACAACACTGCAGGATTGGCTAATCTTTCTAAGAATTCAGACATGGGCATGTCGAGAATATTGGAAACTACTTTGAATTCAGAAATTTCAGCAGTGGTATCACCAATTACTCGTATAAATTTAGTAGACGGAAAATCTCTAGCAACTTGTATTATTTGGCGCACCCAGTTACCTGTGAATGTAGGGACTGAATCAACTTTTTTGTAAAAATCTGTGCCTGCATACACGTTATTAAATTTTTGTCCGTGATCGGGGCCTATATCAAACCCTAACATAAAAATTTTACAGTTGCCGTCTTGAGCTGCGATAGCGCATGCAATAGGGCCAGAACTATTGCCATAGTATTTTTGAGGTATTGTTAATGCTCCTAAATTAGGCATAGGACGGCGGGTGTAAAATCGATTGGTAGAACTGTATCCGCTATTTTGTATTTCTTCTGAAATGGGTTTGTCTGTGGCTACCAAACAGTCAGGAGTAAAATCTCTATAAAGAGCATTGCATCCATAGATTGGACCCACTGCTTTTGCTTGTGCTAAACTAACTGGTTTTCGGCTAACTCCATTACCCAATACAAATGCTATGGTCATAAAAAATCCTCCCAGTATATAGCTGGGAGGACCTTGGGGAAGTTACAAATTAACTGGTAACTTTGTTGACTTGTGCCAGTTGCAACGATCCGTTTTGAGCCTCGGCACCTGCAATGATTTCTGCGCCGGACCATGTGACTGTGCCTTCATCGCTGAAGAAGTTCACAGGATAGAACAACTCTCCGCTTTGAATATTAACACCTGTGTTGCTGTCACTGTAGTTACCATAGGTCATTCCTGACCAGTCGCGTACCCATTTGTTGGTAATGTAGCTGGCATATACTGCAGTGCTGTCAGCAACACTAAACGCAATACTCATGTAACCAGCTGCGGGTTCGTCTGTGTTAGACAGAATACACTGCCCAACTGGATATGCAGTACCTGAACCAGATCCTACTGCAGTAGCAGTAAAAATGTCGCCAGCAGCCGGTGATTCGTTTGCTCCGCATGCGGCCCAATCGGTTGTTCCTACTGATGCGATTTGATATGCTTGACCTATGATTAGTGATTCGTCTGCTGTGGTAGATGCAGTATACGCAACCAAAAACTTGTGCGATCCTTTTTGTCGAATAATACGACCGGCCCCAAATGTGGTATTGGTTCCGTCAGCCAGCAGCACGTTTACCACGGCTGCAATTTCTGGAAATGTTGCACTTGCTGTGCTGGTAGCAGGTGATCCGCCAACCACTCCCAAGAAGTCGTCAGCACTCAATGTGCCAGCTGAATTGTAAACTGGGTTAGTTAAAGACCCAAAGTTCGGATAGCCTTGATCAAGTTGAACTGACGCCGCTGGTTGATTTACTGTACCGTTGGCATTGATTGTGATGCCGTTGGAACCAGTTTTTGCAATTTTTAGAGCTCTTCCCATTTGATTTCTCCTTATAGAAGCCCGATGCGGGTTCTAGCCGCTACGCAGTGGTGTCCTGCATAAAACGCCGTATTGCGTTGAAATGTATTTAGCTGGATAGTTTCAAATTAAATACCCAATGAATACAGACCAACTCATTGCCCAGGGCAATCAAGCTAGAAGCGAGCACAGACCCGGACTTGCTGTGCAATATTACACAGAAGCATTTGTGTCAGATCCTGGCAGCAGCAATGCTTTCAACAACTACGGTAATGTGATTAGAGAAATGGGTTATCCTGATCTTGCTATTCCGTATCTAGAACGTGCTGTCAAAATTGCACCAAACAACATTACTGCAGAATTCAACCTAGCAATCTGCTATCTGTTGATGGGGGATTATGTTCGTGGATGGCCGCAGTATGAAAAAAGATGGCAGTACGAACATCTAGCAGGCACACTTCCAAAATTTGAACAGCCGCGGTGGTCAGGGCAGGACCTCCGTGACAAAACTATACTTGTGGTAGGTGAGCAAGGACACGGAGACAACATTCAGTTTGTGAGATTTTTGGCCGACTTGCACTCAGCAGGAGCCCGAATCAAGTTGCAGATAACTGAGCCAGTTATTCCCCTCATGCGAGAAAGCATTTGCGAATGGGTTGGAAGATATGATCAGGATCCAGGCAATTTTGATTTTTGGATTCCTATCATGAGCATTCCCGGGGTACTGGGATCTACACTGGCCAACATGCCGGCTTTGCAAAATTACCTATCAGCAGAACCTGAGTTGGTGCAAGAATGGCAACAACGACTGGGAGCAAAAACTCGCATGAGAGTGGGCTTTGCCTGGAGTGGCAGACGAGACAACTGGGTCAATGTACACAAAGGCATGCCTCTGGAAAATATGTTGGATCTAGTGCGTACCAATCCACAATTTGAATGGATCAGTTTGCAAGCAGACGCCACTGAAGAAGACAATGCACTATTAGATCAACTGGGTGTGACAAGATTTCCCGGGGCAGTGGCCAGTTTTGCAGATACTGCTGCATTGATGCAACATTTAGATGTAGTTGTGAGTGTGGATACTGCTGTTGCTCACCTGGCAGGAGCGTTGGGCAGACCCACATGGATCATGTTGTGTCAATTTGCAGTGGACTGGCGTTGGTTGCTTGAGCGCGATTCAAGCCCTTGGTATTCAACTGCTAGACTGTTCCGACAACCCGCTATGGGAGATTGGACAAGTGTGACCACAAAGGTTGGCCAATATCTCTCGTGGTTCAAAGTTTAATCTAGTACAATTACACAGTGCTCACAAATATTCCGTGAGCACTGCATTAAAAGCAAGGTCGTTAAACTATACTATCCGATCCGCGCCACTCCTGAATTGACCCGTCAGGATGTGCGGATTTTCTCTTGGCAGTTGGCACCATGGCGGTGAAACCATCCCGCAGCAATGTCTCTACCACAGTGGTCACAGTGCAGCTTGAGTCGTTTTAGGCCAGTTTGTGATGCTACCCTGCGAGCTAGCACCTCAGGGTCAACTTTACGACCTTTCATTTTCTCACTGAGCTTTTGTTTTTGTTCTTCGCTCATTGGCACACCTTTGTTATGTGCTACTTGCTTGCCCTTCTTGGCTTCGCTAATTCTACGCCTAGTTTCTTCTGACACTTCTTTACCATAGCGCGGGTTATTAGATCCTCTGTTTGCTTCAGAGTTTTTACGACGATGTTCTTCTGTTTGAACTTTTCCTTTATTTTTTCCAATATTGCCTTTTCTAATTTTTTCTATTTGTTCTTCAGGTTTAGACTTGCCTTTCCAATAATCACTTATTTTTTTATTTGATTCCTCAGTAGGCACAATATAGCCTGCTATGTTTTGATTGATCCAGCGATTGTCGTTAAGAACTTTGCATCTGCGTAACACTTTTATTTCCCAGTTACTAGCTTGTTCCTTAGTTTCAAATATCTTGCGAACTTCGACATCAAAACTGTCTACTCCAGTTTCTTCAATTAGTCTTTGAACTTTTGGGCTACTAGTAAAGTATTTTTTCCATAAGTCTTCATGCGGATCTATTTTGTTAGCAGAACGGTATCCATAATAGACTTTGCCAGTTGGACGATGTTTGATCAGATAGGTATAAGGTTTCATATTGTTATTTAGTTTGAGGGTGCTATTTCGCTGAACAACTGTAACATTTTTAGAAAAAATAGTCAACAAAAAAGGGCCTTGCGGCCCTTTTTTGAGTTTGATAAACAAACGTTGTAGATCAGCTGAAAGACAAATTGCTCACGGCAATTTCTCCCACGTAATCTCCGGCATTGCCGAAAGAAGACGCAGTGTTGGTGAGCTCAATGTATCCATAACGAGTCATGAAGCTCACGACTGGTTCGAATGTTGTTGGGTCAAGAACAACACCGCTGCTCATCAATGGAATGTATGGGCAGTAGAATGCAGGAGCGTCAGCCTCTGA